TATAACATGGCACGATATGTTATGCAGTATCAAATGCCTGTAGTAATATTAGGTAAAGCATTTAAACCAGGTATTGATCAGACAATAGGCAGTCCGTCTATGTTAGTTGGTTGGTATATTGAAAACCTTGATGATAGTATGAAAGTGTATTATGACTCAGCGCCTGATGAAGGTGCGTACACATATCTAATACATGATAAAGGATTAATGCCAGAAAAATTTAATCCTGGTAGTTGTATTATTGATCCGTATAGAACTCTAAAACATTCAGACGCAACAAAACATTGTGTCATTAAACATTACGGCAACACCAGATGAAATATATCTTTGGTGTTCCGTTCTACAAATACAATATTAAAACACCACAATCTATACTAGATGATATACAACATAACTACGAAATTGATTCCAATAGAAATAGTTGGGATAACAAATCCTATTTACATAGTAAAACACATCATAGTAACAGAGACAGAAACAACCCAAAGTTTAGAGAAGTAAATTATAAACCTATCATGTCTGAATACAAAAAAGTATTCGATACTTTCATGAGAGAGTTAGATTTAGATTGTCAATATAAATGGACTATCGCCAACTATACAGCAATGAAGTCACAACAATACATGAGAGCACACGATCATATAGGTGATAGTGATTATACTTGTATTCATTATGCTAAGTTTAATCCTAAGAAACATAGCACAACAACATTCTATAATTCACATCAATGGGCAAATAGTATCAAATATATAAGACCTGATTATTATAATAAGTTAGATATACGAAACGAGAAACATAGTTATCAATTACCATATTTTCAGGTGAAGGTAAAACAAGATGATATGTTAATCACGCCATCTTGTCTAGTGCATGAGGTTCCACCTTTTGAAAGTGACGAATTACGAGTAACAATCGTCATAAACCTGTCAATAAAATGAGAACAAAATAAGAACATCTATTGACAGATTGTCGCACCTATCTTAAATCATTGAAAAATAAGGATTTTAATTTGCATTTTTTTTAAAATAATGCTTGCAATTCATGTCGTTTTAGTGTAATGTATATCTATAATTCGAAAGGATATACATTATGAAACTTAAAACTGTTAGAAATAAACTACTTGAATTTAAAAATACTCCGTTTGACGGTCAAGATTATGAGACCGTTGCTCATCTTATTGCCGGTAATCAGTTAGTTGCCGCTGCTAATTTTATTGATGGATTAGATACAATTGTTAGAGATACAATGAAAATTGTTATCATGAATAATTGTCCTAAGATATCTTACGAAATGTTTGGTGTTACTGAATTTTTATATGGCGATGAAGACCAAGGCACTTGGTCAGAGTTTGCTGAAGAAGGGTTGGCACAATAATGAAAAAAATTGTTTTGTTTTATATTATATTTGCACTATTAATTTGGTATGGGTTTTATCAATGGAATGAACAACTTGCAATGGCGGCAGTTTAATGTTTAAAATTATAGTTGTTATTTTATTATTATTAATTTTAATGAATACATGTGGAGGTCTATAAATGTTTCATATAGTTTATACTAGAAGTTATTACGATAGAGAACAAGGTTATGGTGACTTTGATAACTCTTGGACCGTTCTAAGAAACGTTCCTTATTCTAGACTTAGTGAGTTTACAAAAGATGTACTTGCTGAAAAGAAAGTAGAATGTGACGCTTTCTACAAAATGAATGATGAGAACAGAATGTCTTATGATGAGATACAGATTGACAAAGACCAATGTTTTCATTCTGAATGTTATATTGTAGATGATGAGGATTACTTCAAAACTTACAATGACGTATATGGTTACCATATAGGTGCTATGGATCCAGATAAAGATTATATACACAACTATGGACAAGATTGTGAGTTCATGGTACAAAAAGATTATGGGAGGGCATAATGATAGAAGATGTTAAATTGATTGAAAGAATGAATAAACTGTTAGAAGTAGGCGAAGGTCCAGAAAGTAAAGATTGGACTGCTGAACAAAACTTATATTTTGTTATGTGTGGTGTACGAGGTATCAAAGCAAATGCTGAGAGAAGATTAAAAGAGTTTGAGGACGCAGAGGCGCCCTCAGACGAACCTTTTCCTCACGTTCAAAGAGCAAGAGAAAACGCAAAAATCGAGGGTTTTATTAGATAAATTAATGCTTGACTTTAGCATAATTTTATGTTAGAATATACAATATGAGTTTGATTTATACACACAATTCAAGTCCTAGACGATATAAGAAAGTTGTTAAGAACAAATCTTATCGTGAGGCAGTAGAGAAACAACGACAGTATCTTAAATCACTAGGTATTGATCCTGACAGAAAGATTAACAGAAACGAGTTTCGTGCATACAACGATTGGTGGGTCACGAAAGAATATCAACCAACAACAAAGGAGAGAAAAGATGTTGTAGAGAGAGAACCTAGATTGGGTAATGGTGGTACAAAACCTAATCACAACTGGCGACTAGAAGAAAGTCAAAAGTTTACCGTTGCACCTGCTTACAATAAAGGTGCATATCAAGTTATTACAAAATCAAACATAAAAGACATAGGGAGATAACATTATGAAAAAAACTAGAAAACAAACAATACTTGACAACGACTTATCAATGCCTGCAATCATGGCAGAATTTCACACATACGAGACAGGTGCTGAGAAAGCAAAGTACCTAAGAGAAATGGCACAACTTAATTTACCTTATGATGTAAATTGGGAAAGTCTTGCACAATGCCACGAAGGTGCAAAACCATGGCCGAGTTTTAACTTTAAACAGAAAAAAGATAAAGACGAGAATATACTACTAGATAGTTTTGAAGTATCGACATCTGCCGGCGAAGATAAACCATTGACACATGAAGAACTTGAAGCACTTATCTAGTCTATTATTATTACCATTTGTATTTGCATGTACGAATATGGGTATGCATGATCGAACTGTACATAGTCAAATGTTTATAGATCATTTAAATAATATGCCATCAGGTAAATCTAGTTACTTACTGTGGCATAATCCTAGTACAGGTAATTCAGGTGACATAAAAGTAACGAGATCATATATCGACAGAGGTTTTAAATGTGTAGATTATACATCAACAGTTGATATACAAGACCAGTTTCCAATATACTCTATCTCTAGTTTAGATAGAAGTACAGAGTTTGGAAAAGCATGTCAACTACCTGATGGTAGATGGCAGATTATTGAGAGAGTATTATGAAACTAATTTATGCAACAATTCTTTTTGTTACCATTATTGTGATAATGTGTATCTATAGTGTTACAAATCCTGCTTATGGTAAATCAACAGAAAGTAATTGTGTTATACAAAAGATTTATACACCAGACAAAGAGACTTTATTAGAAACTAAAATGGTGTGTAGAGACGGCAATGTAGGTCCTACTTATTGGGAACTATTTGCTGAATTTTACTATGCAGGCGTATCTGAACAAGAATATTGCAGATATGTAAAGGGTAAATTATTACCTAAAAAAGTCTGCTTAAATGAAGACGGTACATGGAGGTATCATGATTAAATTTATTATGGGAGTTATGTTTTGTTACATACTCATTGAGTTATTTGGGATGAGTGTATTCTCAGATATGTATTCAGTATTATTGAATATGTTTAGTGAAGTGAAGGAGGTGACTAATCAATGAAAAATATATTATTAATATTAATGCTAACTTTGTTAACTGTAGGTTGTGCTAAAACTGTAAAGATAGATAACGAAGCAGAAACAAAATCAGGCAAGATAGAAGAAGTGCCAAAGTGGTTTGTTGAAAAAACAGACGGCAAAGGTTTCATGGGTAAGAAAGATAAATTTTTTATCTATGGCGTGGGTGTTGCAACCTCACCTGATTTACAACTTGCAACAGAAAAAGCGACACTTATTGCAAAAGCAGATATCGCTGATATTATCAAAGGTGAAATGAATAGAGAAACTAAAACCTTTATTCAAGAAGTAGGGCAAGGCGAAGGTAACAGACAAGTCGTTACAGAAACGCAAGATACTATTATTAACATTATAACAAATACTAAAGTTATAGGTTATGAAAGATGGAAAATACAGATTGCTCTTACACCTAATGAAGAATATAGAGTGTATATTGGATTACAGTATCCTCTTGAAGAATATAACAAGTTAAGAGAACTTGTCGAGAAGGAGATGGCCGCTGAACTAAATAGTATAGCAAACAATAGTGAAGAAGCATTCAATAGTTTAGAGGAGAAGATATAAGATGTACAAAGTTTTTTCAAAGCCAAACTGTGTCTTTTGTGACAAAGCAAAGGCAATGTTAAAAAAATTAGATATACCTTATGAGGAGTACAAACTATCTACAAATATGACAGGCGGTGATGGTAAGTATGAAATTACTATCGAGCAAATGTTTGAAATGATAGGTAAACAAGTAAGAAGTATGCCACAAATAATGAAAGATGATATCTTAATTGGTGGTTATACTGACTTACGAGAACATTTTATTAATGAAGGTAAAATGACATTTAGTGAAGTAAATGAACGGTAAAGTATTATCGTTTCCTGATGGTAGAGAGGTACCTGTTGAGAAAGCAACCTCAGCAGAATCCATATCTGACCATCAATCTAAAAAATATGCAGACGCACTAGTTGATGACCATATCATTCAGTTAGTGGCGTCATTGCAACAAGAAGGTTTAGATATAGGTAAACCTACAGGCACTAAAACATTTTTAGACGTAGGTATATTTTTAGAAGCATTTAGGGCAATGATATACAGAGACATGGATTTGAAACATCCTTTTCATGATGTTACTGACAAAATGATGTATGTAGAAAAATTAAAAGGTCGTAAATATTCTGTAGTAAATTATTCTGGTACAAAGATAGTAAATGTACAAGAAGAAGAACCTGACAATGTTATAGAATTTGAAAGTGAAATAGATTTTAATGATACTAATTGATTATTCGCAAATAGCAATCTCAAATATCGCCGTACAACTTTCTATGAGTAAAGACAAAAATGTCTTGTCTATACCTATGGTTAGATATATGATATTAAACTCAATAAGAAGTTATGTACACAAATTTAAAAATGATTATCCTGGCGATGTTGTAATATGTGTAGATGGTCCTGACCCATGGCGTAGAGACGTATTCGAAAACTATAAAGCAAAACGTAGAGAGGGCAGAAATAAAGACGATAAAGATTGGGAAAGTGTATTTGGTTTATTACACACTATCAAAGAAGAAATAAAAGAAAATTTTCCTTACAAGGTTGTACAATTAGATAGAGTTGAAGCAGATGATATTATTGCTGTTGTAATTAAAAAAACAGTAAAGAAATGGTTTAACGAAAAATATTTAATCATATCAGGCGATAAAGACTTTCAACAATTACAGAAATATCCACATGTAACACAATACTCACCTATACAAAAAAAGTTTATTGAAACAGATAAACCTTATGAATATATCTATGAGCACATATTGAGAGGTGATGTATCAGATGGAATACCTAACTTTTTATCACCTGACGATACCTTTATAAATGGTATAAAACAAAAACCAATACAAAAGAAAAAACTAGAAGGATGGTTATATTCACTTATGAACAATGGTGAACCAAAAGATTTTTGTAATGAGTATCATTATCGTAACTATCAACGTAATGAAAAACTAATTGACTTTGACAAGATACCTGACAATATTGAAGAGGATATATATAATGAGTATCTTGAAACAGAGGTTACTATGGCAGGTCGACATAAGATATTGCCATACTTAATTAAGAATGATTTGAAAGAACTAATAGGTAAAATAGAGGAGTTTTAAAATGGCAGATAATTATAATTTATCTTTTCACGAAATACTAACAAAAGTAAATAATGCAAAAGATAAACCTAAGAAGATAGAAGTATTAAGAAAATACGATACAAACGAATTAAGAATGTTTTTAAAAGGTGCATTTGACCCGAAGTTAGAGTGGTTAATGCCAGAAGGTGAACCACCATATAAAGTAAATGAAGCACCTATAGGCACAGAGCACACTTGGTTAAAACAAGAAGTAAAGAGAATGTTTCATTTTCTAAAAGGTGGTAATCCACAGTTATCACAAATGAAAAGAGACAATATGTTTATTCAAATGCTTGAAGGATTGTGTGCTGAAGAGGCAAAGTTATTAATACAAGCAAAAGATAAAGAATTAAATAAACATTACAAAGGTTTAACCGCTAATCTAATCAAAGAAGCATTTGGTTGGAATGACGATTTCATGCGAAAAAACTCATAAAACCTATGTGACAACATGTCGCACCTGTCATTTTTTATTATAACCCCTTGAAATATAGGGGTTTTTTCTTTTATATAATGCTTGACTTTTGATGTAATTTAGTGTAGTATATAACTATATTATGAAAAAACAACGAAAGGATACATTATGGGTAAAGTAAAACAATGGGCAATAGATAATGCCGAGAACTTTTTAGATCAATTAGTAAAACAAGTTAAAGACGGCACTCAAACTGTTGCGTCTGCTATGTTACTTGTTAATTCTGCTGATATCATGTGGGATTTAATTGGTTTCAATCACGTTGATGAGGTAGAAGAATACCTAATCGAACAATCAAATAAATAATGAGGTCTATGATGAGATTATTTTCAATAACTTTTATAGTCTTTGGTTTGATTGCTTTTGCAATCGCCAATGAAGAAATGAATAATTGTACGGATGACGGTTGTTCAGATTTCTATGATGGTAAAGATGACACTACACCTGCACCAATCGTAAAAATTGAACCTGTCATTTATATACCAGTTGTAAATACAACTAACGGTAAAGACGAATTTGTAATGTCTCTATCACAATGTATTGATCACATTTACAAAGACGTTCCTGTAGAAAAACAAATACCTAAAACTTTAATTATTGCACAAGCAGCATTGGAAACTGGTTGGGGTCAATCTAGATTTGCAAACGAAGGCAACAATCTATTTGGTATTAGAACATTTAACAAAGATGAAAAATGGTTACTACCAATTACATGGGATCAAAACAAGTGGATTGGTTGGGGTGTAAAAGTATATGATACCAAATGTGATAGTGTAAAAG